GCTACCGGTGCCGGGGCTCAGACCTTGGGTGCCGTTACTCAAGCCGGCGTGGCGCATCTCGATATCGCGGCGGCGGGTGCGCAGAGCCTTGGTCCCGTCACTCAGGCCGGTGTGGCGGAGCAGGAGATTTCCGGCGCTGGGGCTCAAACGCTCGGTGCTGTGACGCAACTCGCCGGCGCCGCCGAGGAAATGGCTGGTGCTGGGGCTCAGACTCTCGGTGCGGTCACGCAATCCGGCGCCGCCGAGGAAGAGGCTGCCGGGACCGGAGCGCAGACCCTCGGCACCGTGACCCAGGCGGGCATCGGTGCTGAAGCCATGGAGGGGGCCGGAGCCCAGACCTTGGGTGCCGTTACTCAAGCCGGCGTGGCGGAACTCGGGACGGCGGGCGCGGGGGCTCAGACGCTCGGCCCGGTCTCGCAGGCGGGCCTGGCCGAGGAAGAGTTCGCTGCTGCGGGTGCTCAAACCCTGGGAGCCGTGACGCAGGCAGCCAGTGCGGAGCAGGGCGCGAGCGCTAGTGGGGCGGGAGCCCAGACCTTGGGCGCCGTGACGCAGCAAGGAGCAGCCGAACTCGACATCGCTGGTGTTGGTGCGCAGACGCTCGGCGCGGTGACTCAGCAAGGAACGGGAGAGACCGACGCATTCGGTGCTGGGGCTCAGACCCTCGGAGCCGTGACGCAGCGCGGTATTGCCGATGGCGGCGTGGCGCTCGCGGTTCTCGCCAGCTTCCGCGGTTTCATGAAGAACCTCGGCCGGTTCATGGGGACCTGAGCATGGCCGCAGCCGCCCTTGCCGAAAACGATACCCGCGAACGGATCGGGCCGCAGGAGGGGCCGCAGACCGAGTTCCTGCAGTGCAATGCCGATGTGGCGTTCTATGGCGGCAGCGCGGGCGGCGGTAAGACCTGGGCGCTTCTGCTCGAGGCGCTGTACGACATTCACCGGCCCAATTTCGGCGCGGTGATCTTCCGCCGCACCATGAAGCAGGTCACAAATGAGGGCGGCCTTTGGGACACGGCGGAGGAGCTGTACTCCAAGCTGGGCGCCACGCAGAACAAGAACGAGCACTGCTTTACCTTTCCCAGCGGGGCGACGGTGACGTTCGCGCACATGCAGCACGAAAAAAACCGCATCGACCATCAGGGCTCCCAGATCGCCTTGGCCTGCTACGACGAGTTGACGCACTTCACCTGGAAGATGTTCAGCTACCTATCGTCGCGTAGTCGGTCCATGTCGGGCGCCAATACCCGAATCCGCGCCACCATGAACCCCGACCCCGACCATTGGGTGAGGCGCTTCATTGACTGGTGGATCGGAGACGACGGCTTTGCGATCCCGGAGCGCAGCGGCGTCATCCGCTACTACATCCTGCTTAATGACGAGGTGATCTGGCGCGCGACGAAAGAGGAATTGCTGGAGGAATACGAGGACTGCGAGCCGATCAGTTTCACCTTCATCCGCAGCAGCGTATACGACAACAAGGCCATGCTTCGCGAGAACCCGAAGTACCTCGCCTTCCTGAAGTCGCTGCCCTACGTGGAGCGCTGCCAGCTCCTCGACGGCAACTGGGACGTCCGCCCCAGTGCAGGCACCTTCTTCCAGCGCAGCAACTTCGAGATCGTGGAGGCTGTGCCGCCCATGCTCGCCACGGTGCGCGCCTGGGATCAGGCCGGCACGCAGGCGGATCAGGAAGACCCGGACGACCCGGACTGGACCGTCGGCGCGAAGATGGGAATCGGGGTCGACGGCTATTTCTACATCCTCCACGTCGAGCGCTTCCGCAAAGACCCGCGTTTCGTCGACGCGGCGATCAAGAACGTGGCCTCTCAGGACGGCCCGCTGACGGCCATCCGCCTCACCCAGGACCCGGGGTCGGCCGGCAAGGCGCTGGCACAGTCCCAGGCCCGTATGCTGGCCGGCTACTACGTGAACGTCGAGACGGCCTCGGGCGACAAGGAGCACAGGGCCAAGCCGTTCTCGGCTCAAGCACAGGTAGGCAACGTGCGGATTCTCAAGGGCGATTGGAACGACGCCTTCCTCAACGAGCTCGAGGCTTTCCCGCTGGGCAGACACGACGACCAGGTGGACGCAGCCAGCGACGCCTTCAACGAACTGACGGGACAAGGCAGCATGATCTACACCACGTCCATCCACGATATCCTGGTAGAGCCCTTCGACATTCCGGCGCACTGGCCGCGCATCTTCTCGATCGAGGTCGACCACGGGCGCACCGCGGCGCTGTGGGGCGCATGGGATAAGACGGTTGACTGCCTCTACATCTACACCGAGGACGCGCGCGAGAAGGTCGACCCCGCGGTCACGGTGGCTGGCGTGCAGGCCCGAGGCGACTGGATCCCAGGCGTCTTCAATCCCATGGCAAGGGGCCGCTCCAAGGAAGACGGGGAGCGCATGCTGTGGGAATACGTCGGATTCGGCCTGAAACTGAGCCAGACCGACAACGCCACAGAGGCCGGCATCAAGGCGGTGCAGGATCGGCTTTCCACTGGCCGCATCAAGGTCTTCAAGACGCTGGATCGGTTCGGGGCGGAGTACCGGCTCTATCGCCGCGACGAGAACGGTAAGATCGCGGAGAAGTTCGATCTTTTGATGGACTGCCTACGCAATATTGTGGCATCATACCGAAGCATCGCCAAACACGCTCCTGTTTCCAAGGGGCGCACCCGCGCAACCGTGGGTGACAGGACTGTAGGTTACTAGTCCATGGCGAATGCCTCTCAGGTAGAGAAGCCCGACCAGCAGAACAGCGACGACAAGCGGGGGCTCAAGGGGCGCCTGAGCGCCGTCGTCTCCCGCCTGCAGCAGGACGCCGACGCCCGAGTCGGCAAGCGCACCCTCGTGGAGGAGCGCTGGCTCCTGGACTTGCAGGCCTACCATGGCCGCTACGACGAGAAGACGCTGAAGGCCATCGAGGAATCCCTCGGCTCCAAGCTGTTTATCACCCAGACCCGGACCAAGACGAACGCCATGGAGGCGCGTCTGGTCGACATGCTGTTCCCGACTGACGACAAGAACTGGGGCATTCGCCCGACGCCCGTTCCCGAACTGGCCGACGGCGCTAAGGAAGCCGTCCGCAAAGCCCAGGCCATGGCGGATCAGGCCACCGAACAGCAGCAGGTCGCGGCGCAGCAGGCCGCCGCAGGCAACCAGCAGGGAGCCGCGCAGTCCGCCGCCCAAGGGTCCAGGATCGCGCAGCAGGCCGACGAGTGGGCCAAGGAAGCGCTTCGCCTTAAGGATGAGATGGACGAGGCCCGCCGGCGCTGCGAGGCCATGAGCGACGAAATGGAGGACCAGCTTCGCGAGTGCCGCTATCAGGCGCAGAGCCGCGACGCGATCCGCGATGCCTGCCGCATGGGGCCGGGCGTCATCAAGGGGCCGATGGTCGCCACCCGCATGCGCCCGCGCTGGCGCAAGGCCGCCAACGTCGACGCCATTGGATCCGACGGCGGCGCCATGCAGGGCGAGGCCTACGAACTGATCCCGACGACCGACCCGCGGCCCATGTTCTACCGCGTCGACCCGTGGAACTTCTTTCCCGACGACGTGGACAACATGGAGGACTGCGAAAGCACCTTCGAGCGCCACATGCTCAACAAGAAGGCGATGCGCCGGCTGGCCAAGCAACCCGGCTTCGACAAGGAGGCGATCCGCCGCCTGCTGAGAGCGGAACCGCGCTACCAGATGCCGCAGTACATGGCCCGACTCCGCGCCATCAGCGGCGAGTGGCACGATCCCGGCGGCAACAACGACCTGTTCCACGTCTGGGAATACCACGGCCCGCTCGACTACGAGGAAGTCTGCGATCTGGCCTACATGCTGGACCCGACCATGCTCGACGACATGGATGGCTCGGAGAAGGAGGAGATCGACCCGCTGACCGAGATGAACGTCACGGTCTGGTTCTGCGACGGCGAGGTGCTGAAATTCGGCATTCACCCGCTCGACTCCGGGGAATCGCTTTACAGCGTCTTCAACCTGGAAAAGGACGAGACCAGCCTCTTCGGCTTCGGCGTGCCCTACATGATCCGCGATTCGCAGAAGGCGCTCAACGGCGCATGGCGCATGCTGATGGACAACGCGGGCCTCAGTGTCGGGCCGCAGATCGTCATCAACGATAGCGTGATCGAGCCAGAGGACGGCGTATACGCCCTTGGGAACAAGAAAATCTGGCTCCGCAAGCAGGACGCCCCCACCAGTCAGCCGGCGTTCGAGGTCTATAACATCGACAGCCACGCCGATGAACTGCTGGCGATCATCGCCAAGGCCGAGCAGAACATCGACACCGAGTCCGCGCTGCCGAACTACACACAGACCGAGATGGGCGCGCACCCGGAGCCGACGGCCACCGGCGCGGTCATCATGAGCAAC